TTCCGGTATAGATATTAGTCAAATAAACCATAGTGTCGGCACTTTCGTTAGCTGAAAATATAACAGACCACGCAGTACCACTCCATTCGATTACATCATTTGCCGCGGCGATGAAATCTGTGCCATCAGCATTTTTCCACGCATCGGGTCCGTCTTCATTAACATACAGCTCGTAGGCAATCTCACTGCCAGCTGCACACGGATTATCTAATGTAATGACATAGTTTCCAGTGTCAATATTGTCCGGAGTTCTAACACTACCCGATCCAACTTCTACTCCGTTAACAAATATTTTATGATCATTTACTTTTCTATGCAAGACATTTGTATTGATACGCTGTATTCTGCTTTCCGAAATAAACGTATCTTTTAAGCCACCGCCAATATCTTCTAGAATAAGATATCTAGCGCCTGCTGTTAGGGTTGGTCTGGTTCGTTGAGGGTCTATGATAGCATCAAATGTTCCGAGACTTGCTCTAACGCCCGACGGAATATCCACATCAGTTGGGTAAGTATCTTGATCCCAGTTGGCAATCATAATCGAATCATCAAGTGCATTAACTGTTACATAACCTACTACATAGGAGCCATTAGGCTGACGTAGATACAGTCTGGTTAGACCTGGTTGATACACGTCTGGTTTAAGTTGGATTAACATTTGCCATGCTAGATAATCTTGATCAGGTTCGCTACTTATTAATCGAACCTGAGTTCCAGCAACCTCAATATCGTAGTTACCAATGGTAAGAGTTTGACCAAACAGAGGATTAGACGCTACAATCTCAATGTCTGCAACGTTATTGTCAGAGCCTAATCCTGGAATGTAAGTAGTTCCGCCGTCGGTGCCTGCTAATATGTTTGAAATAATACTAGTGGTAATGCCTAGACGTTTAACTTTAGCAGGAGGACTAATATAAATTGGAGTAGTCAACGTTATAGTAGCAATATCAATATCGGTACCAGTGCCCATTGGAATACTTCTAGAGCTAAAAATCACATCCTCCATATCAACTACAGTTAAACTGGCCCAGTCAACGTAGTTGTCAGTAGTTTGAATTTCAAGACTTGGATTAAACAGCATCAATAACTGTTCAAGTATTTGTAACTTTTGATCAGTGCTGCTGCTCCATATCTCAACTTTGACACTGAGCTTAAAGGGAGTAGGCATCATACGTTCAACAGTGTATGAGTCGCCTTGTGTGCTGAGATATTCGCCTGATGCAGTATTCACTGCTCGCTCTCTAACGTGTATCTTACCAACAAAGCTAGGGTCCGCCAGTCGGTCTTTGTCTAAATCTAGTTCAGTTATATGTACCGCAATCTTAGGCGAACTCAATACAGTATTTTCACTATTGTTGTTTACAACAGTAGACACTTGGCGATCAGCATCGCCGTAGATTACCGGCACTCTAGTCAGTGTGCCATCACCATTTTTAACTAGAAAGTTGCTTAACAGCCTTATGATTTGTACTAGATATCGGCGTACTTGTCCGTCATAAAAATATTGCATTATAGATCAGCCTTTGGTTTCATTGCTTTAGACAAGGCAACTCGTTGTTCAGTAGAACCGCTGTATAGTTTCCACGAAACTTGTTTGCCTGCAGGAGCAATTTCGCTAAATGTAAACAATGCTTTACCTCCTACTCCGGAAGTAACAGTCACAGTTGGGAATGTGCTATCACCAATAACTGCTGTGGCAAACATTCCCACAGTAAATGTTATAGTAGTTTGTAGTGTAGTTGCATTGACTGTGGGAGTATAGAAGTCACTAGTCACTAGACCAACGCCAGTCTTATCGGCATTGTTAATGAACGAGCCTTTAAATGTATTTCTAGTTGTAGTATTGCTAAGTGTTGTTCTAACGTTGTCTTCAAACTTGACCCATCTAGTACCATCATATCTGTACAGTCTGTTGGGCATAAAATCAGTACGCAGAAAGAAGTCACCGCCAGCTGGCGCTGCTGGGAATGTTATGCCATGTCCAAAATCTACACCGTTTGGTGCAATACCGTCGCCTGTTAAGTAACCGCTGTAGCCATTGCGTTGAGGACGTTTTGCCACACGACTTACATCCATTCCGCTGGCATCTCCAAGAGCACCGCCTAAGCTAGCATCTAGTGTTGATGAATCTACAGTTTCTAATGCTGCACGGCCATTATCATCTATAGCTAATGTATAAAAATGCTGTGTTTCATAACCGCTCATTGGAGCATTAGTTTCAGCTTCAGTTAGTGCTGCATCGTTAATCTGAATAGACTTATTGTATGTACTGAGTAGATCTCTAAGAGTATTGTCAGTTTCTTCTAAAGTAACGGGATCAACAATCTTTTGATCAAATATTTCTTTGTACTGCTGACTGTCTACAATCTTAGTTAACTTTAATCTGTACAAGTGCGGAAACCACGTGGGACTAAAGCCCTCTGCTGCACGGCCCACATCGCTAATAACAAAATATTTTGGTAAACTTACGTCAAAGTCACCTAGCGCAAACTCATCTCTAGCATGTGGCAGCTCTATAACGTCACCATTGATAGGTTTTCGACCAATAGTTTCTAAAAAGTTATTGATATGCACTGTCATGAATACTGTGTCATTGTCAATGAACAGACCAAACTGACTAAGGTTAAAGTCTAAATCTTGTACGTTGTAAATACCGCGAATGTGATAGATGCTAGGATCGTATTTTCTATCTCTGTTTTCTAAAAATACTAGATCCTGAATGCCTGTAACACCTAACGTGTCGTTAGGATTATTAGGATCTTGAGGGCCTAGGTATTTGTGCAGGTAGACATCCGTGCCCCCTACTTGGAACATTTCATTAATCTGTCGATCAATAAACTTGTAATCGTTGCCTTTTTCCGGGCGATAAAGTGATAATCTTGGCATAGTACTATATTTAGCGATAAATAGATTGGGAGATTAAAATGTCACAGGTAAACATCCAAGCAGAAAAACAAAAAGTTTATGATTACGTGCGAGCAATGCTGGGCGACGGCATGATCGACGTGGAACTAGACCCAATTCATTACGAAATCGCCCTAGACAAAACTATAGATAAGTTTCGTCAGCGTAGTTCTCATGCAGTAGAAGAAAGCTACATGTTTTTAGAACTGCAAAAAGATACTAATGACTACAGATTACCCGACGAAGTTATTGAAGTAAGATCGGTATTTAGACGATCTTTAGGATCTAGAACAGGCAGTGGTACAGGTGCTGATTTTGAACCATTCAGCCTTGCCTATACCAACACATACTTGTTAAACAGCACAATGCTGGGCGGCATAGCCACTTATGAAATGTTTGCTCAATACCAAGAACTTGTTGGCCGCATGTTTGGCGCATACATTGAGTTTCAATGGATTCCACACAGCCATACTATACGAATTTTACAAAGACCGTTTGTAGCAGGCGAAACTATCATGTTACGCTGCTATAACTACAAACCAGACTATCTGATAATCAACGACATATATTCTAAGCAATGGGTTAGAGATTACACTTTAGCAGTTTGTAAAGGTATATTAGGAGAAGCTCGCAGTAAGTTTGGAACAATTGCAGGGCCACAAGGTGGTACACAGTTAAACGGCGGTGATCTTAAATCTGCAAGTAAAGAAGAAGTTGAAAAGTTAGATAAAGAACTAGAAACGTTAGTAGCTGGAGGACAGCCCATGTCGTTTATTATAGGATAACTATGAAAATATCCGACATTATTTCTGAAAACTCTGCCAGCAGTCAAGATGCACAAAATCTAGAAGAACGCCGCAAGAAAAAACGAAAACTGCGTCACGCAGCCTATGGCCCTGGACTGTATGGTGGCTATGGATATTACGCAAACTACGGTAACAGCGATAGTAGCGGTGACGGAGGCGGTGACGGAGGCGGTGGTGGCGAGAGTATGCACGAACTGTTTGACGGTGGCAAAGAGTGGAAGTGGACTTATCAAGATAAGAATCAAGCTTCAGCTGAGTTTACTGTAGGTGATGTACACTACACATTCATGGCCGGCCAAGATCCGGATGAGGCACCCGGAGACTGGGACATTGAATTTGCAGCCAAACGAGCACACGGTACAGCAAGTTGGGGTGTAACTGGCACTGGTAACTCTGCTCATGTATTCGGCACAGTTGTTGACATTATGAAAGCCTTTATAGCAAATAAAAAAGCTTCTATACGAAGAATGACATTTGCCGCTAAAGAAGATTCAAGACAAGGCCTGTATGCTCGTATGGTCAAGAGACTGTTGCCCAAGTGGAACTTAGAACAAAAGGGAGAGGCATTTGTATTAACTCGCCCCGGTGGCCTCGTATTTTGGGTCTATAGTGTTGAAGCACCATATAACAAGATACCAGCTGTTAAAGTTAAGGCTAACTCAGCAAAAGAAGCAGAACAAATCGTATTAACTACCATGCCTGAATTTAAAGGCGCTGACTTAATGGGTATGGGTGCTAGTAAAAACAAACCAGATTTAAGTGAAAACTTTGCTGACGGTAAGAATCCGCAAGACAAAGGCGATGCTAAACGTCACGGTGTCAATACCAAAGCGTCAGTGAGTAGCCTGCGTAAAACTGCCAAGCAAGGCGGCCGCAAAGGACAGTTAGCACATTGGATGGCTAACATGAAAGCTGGAAAGGCTAAAAAGAAATGAAAACAACAGAAATTATTACCGAAGCTGTTAAACAACGATTAGACGCTAAATGTTGGAAGGGCAAGCATAAGGAAGGCACTAAGATTAAAGGCGGTGTCCGTGTAAACAACTGTGTGCCCAATGAAAGTATTGAAGAACAGTTTGACATCATTGAAGAAATGGTTAATAGTCTAGCTAAAGCACACGGAGTTGATGCTGACCAGATCTGGGAAGACTTTGAAACAGTAGATGATCACGAACTACTAGACGAATCAGCAGCATGGAAACGTTCAGCCGGTAAAAGCAAAAAAGGCGGCCTCAATGCCAAAGGTGTTGCTAGCTATCGCAGAGAGAATCCCGGATCTAAACTACAAATGGCAGTGACCACTAAACCTAGCAAACTCAAGCCTGGATCAAAAGCAGCCAAGCGCAGAAAGAGTTTCTGTGCAAGAATGGGCGGCAACAAAGGCCCTATGAAGAAGCCTAATGGTGATCCTACCCGCAAAGCATTGGCATTACGGAAGTGGAACTGCTGATATATGGCGTATAAAAATTTGACAAACTTGTAAAAGAGTATAAAATATAGTATCGCAGGAGATACTATGATTATAGGGTTTGTGGGATTTATTGGAAGTGGCAAAGATACTGCCGCAGATTATTTGGTTAACTTTCACGGATTCCGCCGTGACTCATTTGCAAATACATTAAAAGACGCGGTTGCCAACGTATTCGGTTGGGACCGCGTTCTGTTGGAAGGACGTACAACAGAAGCTCGTGAGTGGCGAGAGCAAATAGATCCGTGGTGGGCAGACCGATTAGATATGCCTGATTTAACTCCTAGACTGATGTTACAGTTATGGGGTACAGAAGTTTGCCGCAACGGATTTCATGATGATATTTGGATTGCCAGCTTGGAGAACAAGATGCGTAAAACAAGTGATAATATTGTTATTAGCGATGTACGTTTTCCTAACGAAATACTTGCTATTAAAAATGCCGGAGGCCAAGTAGTACGTGTAGTACGCGGTGCTGATCCAGAATGGTATCAAGATGCATGGAACGTAAATCAAGGCCCTACTAATATGAGCTGGTCAATCAGTAAGTTAAATATGGAAAGACGTAAGATTCACGCTAGCGAAACTGCTTGGATAGGCAAAGGCATTGACATTGAAATAGACAATAACGGCACTATTGACGATTTGTTCAAGCAGATTAAAAGTCTGGTTGAAGTCCACCCTGAGACCATTTAACACCTTCTTTAGCCAGTATGCGTTGGCAGTTGGCGCATACTGTTTTTAAATTAGCAGGCCTAGTATTGTTCATGTTTCCATCTACATGAAATACATTAAACTGCTCTTTAAACTTACTTTTGAAGTTGCATTTGTCGCACACTAGTTTTGTGCGGTAGCCGTCCTGGTACCACTTGGGTAATCCCTTGCCTATGCCACCGGTGAGGCATACTTCGCATTTACGTCTGTAATACGTTTTGCCGTTCTTTATATAGTTAACGGCTGCTGGTCTATACCCACAAATACACAAAGGTCTGCTCATCCTGTATTTATCCTCACCTTTTCAGCCCCTTTTCAAACGCTTATATGCAGCTTCTTTTATCCAAATGCGCTAAATAATAGTAGAACACAGTATCCTTAGGAGAAACGAATATGGCATTAAGTTCACCAGGCGTAGAAGTCAAAGTTATTGACGAATCATTTTATACCCCAGCAGAGCCTGGCACAGTCCCGTTGATTGTCGTTGCTACTGCTGAAAACAAATCAAACGGAGCAGGCGACGGCACTGCACCAGGTACATTAAAGGCCAACGCTGGCCAAGTGTACTTGTTAACAAGTCAGAAAGATCTTGCAGATACTTTTGGCGATCCAGTCTTCAAGACAGACGGAAACAATAACCCAATCCATGCTGGCGAACAGAACGAGTATGGTTTACAAGCTGCATACAGTTTACTTGGTGTTAGCAATCGTGCATTTGTAGTACGTGCTGACTTAGATCTAAACCAACTAAACGCCAGTGCATCGGCTCCATCAGCTGAGCCACTAAACGGCACCCATTGGGTAGATACACAAAACACAAACTGGGGTATTTTTGAATGGAACGGCAGTGCTGCTACAGTAACTGGCGGACAAACATTCACAAACAAAGTACCGCTAGTTATCACTGACAGTACACAAGTCAACGCAGGCACAGGCGGTCCAGCTGCATCTATTGGTAAAAATGGCAGCTATGCTATTGTATCTGTAGATACAGATCCAGACACTAGCGCACTAACAGACAGTCATCCAATGACATTATGGTTTAGAAATGACGCAGGCGTATGGGTACAAGTTGGGTCAACTGCTTGGACTACTAGTTTTGGTGTCGGTGTTACACCGTCACTTGCTATTGCACCACATACTAGCGTACCGCAGTGGAAAACTTCAGGTACAGATGCTGCTACAGGATCTGTATGGGTCAAGACAACCGAGCCTAATCTAGGCGCACGTTGGAGAGCCAAGCGTTACAACAGCACAACACAAGCATTTGAATCATTAGATGCACCGTTGTACAGCGATTCAGAACAGGCATTATTCAAGTTAGATAAAACAGGCGGCGGTGCAAACTTAGCTGCTGGCGCATTGTATGTAAAATATTCTAGCGTTGGCGGTGTATCATTTACCGCATATCGTAGAAAGACTGCTGCTCCGCTAACTGTTAGATCTACTAAAGTTACTGCTACCACATTTGCACCAGGCACGTATAACTTTGTTATTGCAGAAACCGATAAGGGTTCAGCAGCATTAGGCGGCGACATTACAATATCATTTACTGCGGCGGCAGCTGGTCCTACAAAAGCCACTGTTGATGCAGGAAAAGTTGCAGAGGCAATCAACGCAACAATGCCAACAGGCACTAATGTAGTTGCCAGTGTTGACAGTCAGAACCGTGTTGTTATTACACACGAACTAGGTGGTGATATCCACTTTGCTGACGGCACTGGTACACCATTGACTGACTTAGGCTTTGATGCATATAATCCAGCAACTGACAGCGGTACAGTTAACATGTACGTAGACCCAGATGGTGATCACGATTTGGTTGCAAGCCTATGGGAGCCATTGGTATACGTTGCCAATGCAGATGCTCCAACTAGTTTGACAGCAGACGGTACATTATGGTACAGTTCAGTAATCGACGAAGTGGACATTTTAGTACATGACGGTGCTACATGGGTTGGTTACTTAAATGAGTTCCCAGTTACTGATCCAGCAGGTCCGATCGTTGCAGCCAGCAAGCCAGAAACACAAAGCGATGGCACTGCATTAGAAACAGGCGACCTATGGGTTGACACTAGTGATACTGAAAACTTCCCAACAATCTATAAGTTTAATAAAGACTTAATGAAGTGGTTCTTAGTTGATACCGGCGACCAAAGTACAGAAGACGGTTGCTTATTTGCTGATGCTCGTTATAACACAGCAGGTGCAAACAGCGATACAGACGGTGCTATTGTTGACTTGTTAACAAGTGACTATTTAGATTTTGACGCTCCGGATCCAGCACTATATCCAAAAGGTATGTTGTTATGGAATCTACGTCGTTCGGGATTCAACGTTAAGAAGTTTGTACAAAACCATGTTGACGTAGACGCTGACAACACACGTTATGATCCAGGTCTAAGCGGCGGTCAGTCAATGGCTGATTACTATCCACATCGTTGGGTTACAGAGTCGGGCAATCAAGACAATGGTGCAGGTACGTTTGGTCGTAAAGCACAACGTAAAGTTGTTGTACAAGCTCTTCAAGCATTGGTCAACAGTAATCAACAAATCCGTGATGAAGAATCACGTGTATTCAACTTGATCGCTTGCCCAGGTTACTCTGAGCTAGTAGGCGAACTTATCAGCTTAAACTACGATAGAGGCTTAACAGCATTTGTTGTAGCTGATACTCCTGCTCGTTTAACAGCAGATGCTACTTCATTGTTAGCATGGGGTACAAACCAAGCTCTTGCATTTGAAGATAACGACAAAGGCCTTGTATCAAGCGACGAATATCTTGGCTTCTTCTATCCATGGGGATTCACAAGCGACAACTTTGGTAACAACGTAGTTGTTCCTCCAAGTCACATGATGCTACGCACAATCGCTCTAAGCGATCAAGTTAGCTATCCATGGTTTGCACCAGCTGGTGTACGTCGTGGCGGTATTACCAACGCAACAGCAGTTGGTTATGTTGACGGCGAAGGCGAGTTTAACTCAGTTGCACTAAATGTTGGTCAACGTGATACATTAGCCAGCGTGAAAGTTAATCCGATTACATTCATTACCGGCACTGGTCTAGTTAACTACGGTCAATACACAAGAGCTCGTGCAGCTTCTGCACTAGATCGTATCAACGTAGCACGTTTAGTAGTTTATCTACGTAGACAGTTAAATGCACTGGCTAAGCCGTACATTTTTGAACCAAACGACAAGTTAACCAGAGATGAGATCAAAGGCGCTGTAGAAAGTTTAATGCTAGAACTAGTTGGACAACGTGCTCTATACGACTACCTAGTAGTTTGCGATGAGAGTAACAATACTCCTTCTAGAATTGATAGGAACGAGCTATACATTGATATTGCTGTTGAACCAGTTAAGGCTGTAGAGTTTATCTACATTCCATTAAGACTGAAAAACACTGGCGAGATCAAGGGACTTTAATCCTATAAATATATAAAGAGGAAGAATACTATGTCATCAGCATCATTAGCAAAATTTACAGTACCGTTGGACGGTCAACAGCCGCAAGGCTTGTTGATGCCAAAACTAAAGTATCGTTTTAGAGTTAGTCTAGAAGGATTCGGCGCTGGCGCACCAACACAAGAGTTAACAAAGCAAGTAGTTGACGTTACAAGACCAACAGTGGCCTTTGACCCGATTACTTTAGACGTATATAACTCACGTGTATACCTAGCAGGTAAGCACACATGGAGTCCTATCACATTAAACGTGAGAGACGACGTAAACGGTGGAGTCAGCAAGCTAGTAGGACAACAACTACAGAAACAGTTTGACTTCTATGAACAAAGTTCAGCAGCGTCGGGCATTGACTACAAGTTCTTAACACGCATTGAAATCTTAGACGGCGGCAACGGCGCAGATGCAGTGGGCGTTTTAGAAACATGGGAAATCTATGGTTGCTACCTAGAAAACGTAAACTACAACAACTTAGCATACAATGCCAACGAAGCAGCTACGGTTCAAATGTCTATTAAATACGACAATGCGATCCAAACAAGCAACAGCACATCTGGTATTTCTCAAGTTGCAGGCCGAACAGTAAACACATTAGTGTCTGGCGTAGGTTTATAATAAAAAAGGCTGGCAACAGCCTTTTTTTGTGACCAATCATTATCTACGTAGTTAATAGTAGATAAATATTAATATGGCAAGCAAAGCACTCCGTCAGTTCATCGCAGGCGCTACTAATCCCAAGGGAAATGTTGGCGACTTTCAACACGCCGCTAGATTATTTGTAGACAGCGATCTACGTCTAACTCCCAAAGTCAAGTTCTTATATCACGTTAGTTTTGACATCAATCCCAATGCTCTTAAGAACTTCAGTTTAAAGTTTCAACATCAGAATGAAATAAACATGTTGGTTAAAGCAGCAGAACTGCCTAAGTTTAACTTGCAAACTGAAACACTTAATCAATACAATAGAAAGAAAGTAGTTAATGTAAAGATTGATTACCAACCTGTTACCATTAGAATGCATGACGACAACTTAGGTGTAGTTGGACAATTGTGGCAAAACTATTATGGATATTACTACGGTGATCAAGCCGCAGCAAATATTCCAGGCGCTTATAACAGAACTGCTATGTTGAACTCTAACTTTATTAGAGGTAGATACGGACTTGACAACAACAGTAGTATTCCGTTTTTTAACAACATTACCATATTTCAGCTGGCCAAGCGAGCATGGTACAGTTACAAGCTGATCAATCCGCTGATTACTTCATGGACTCATGATAGTCTAGACAGCTCTGCAAGTCAATCAAGTGAACAAAGTATGCAGATAGCATACGAATCAGTCGCATATGATACCGGATACGTATCACAAGGATCGCCACCTGGCTTTGCAATGGAGCACTACGATAAAACACCTAGTTCAATATCGTTAGCAGGCGGCGGAACACAAACACTGTTTGGTGGTGCTGGCGTACTAGCAGGCGCAGAAGCAGTGTTTGGTGCACTGGGCTCAGGTAGAGCATTTGAAAGTCCCGCAAATTTTATAGCCACAGCCATTACGGCAGTAAATACCTATAAGAATGCTAAAACGTTATCAAGCGCAGGCGTAAAAGGCGAGTTAACTAATATAGCAGTAAGAGGATTGAATAACGTGGCATCAACAGGTCTAAGCGGTTTACAGAACACTAGTTTTCCAGTAAACAACCCCAATACTAGCACACAGGCAATTCCTCGTAGCGTAACAGGAGGCGGAGGAGGCTAATATGTCTATTAATTTACCACCAGTTGATGCTACTGACAGCAGCCAAGAAGTTAAGAGCTTTTTTGACAAATACTTTAGACATCAAATAACTTTTCCCAGCAATCAAATCGATGCAGTAGTTGGATTTTTTTTAAAACGTGGATTTGACGAAGAAGCAGCTCGTAGTACGGGCATTGTGATTTTAAATCAAGCTAGGCTTGATGATGTAAACGTATTCAAACTATTAGACACCTTAAAAGGCCTAGCAGACGCACAGTTGAGTTCTGTAGTAACAGAAGTGCTAAACGCCTATCGAGAGCGTACTAGCACATTAGGTTATAAGATAACCACAGTAGAAGAAACTACTGAAAGCCGCAATATTAGGCCATGAGTCGATTTGCACAAGGCAAGTACACTGTAGAAAACCCGGAAAAGTATGTAGGTAATAAGAAGCCCACATACCGAAGTTCCTGGGAGTTTGCATTTATGAAGTTTTGCGATACACATCCTAGTGTGCAAAAATGGGCAAGTGAAGCAATCAGCATACCCTATCGATGTCCGCTTACTGGTAAGAGCACAATATATGTACCAGACTTCTTTATACAGTACACAGACAAGACTGGTAAGTCGTTTGTTGAACTGATAGAAGTAAAGCCTCAGAATCAAACACTTGCTGAAAAAGTAGGCAAAAATAGACACAATCAACAGCAGTATTTTAAAAATGTTGCCAAATGGCGAGCTGCACAGGCTTGGTGTAAACAACAAGGTATCAAGTTTCGTGTAATAAACGAACAAGACATGTTCCACAGTGGCGGCAGGAGATAAGTATATTATGACCAAAAAACTAGAAGAAATCTTAAATCTGCCCGAAAACAAAAAGATTGTTAAGAAAGCAGAAAAACCAGATATTGTAGAGCGATCACAAGCCACTGCTCCGTTGTTGAGAGACCTTTCAGAGTTTGATAAAATTGCTGCTAGCCTCCCACAAGTTAAGGGACTTGGCGATTTAGCTGACAGTGAGTTTGACGCACTTGCTCAACGAGCTACTGATGCGTATGATGACTTGATGGATCTAGGTATGAACGTTGAATCAAGATACAGCGGTCGCATTTTTGAAGTAGCTGGCGGCATGCTTAAGAACGCCATTGATGCTAAAAGTGCAAAGATCGACAAGAAACTAAAAATGATCGAGTTGCAACTTAAGAAACAACAGATTGATCAAAAAGCGGGACAAGACGACAGCGTTGATATTCAAGGTAACGGCTTTATTGTATCTGACCGTAACAGTTTACTTGAAAAACTTAAAAATATGAATAAATAAGGTATCAGGACGTTATTATGAAATCATTCACAGAGTATCTAAAAGAAGAAAAAGAAGCAAAGAAGTATACCTTCAAAGTCAAAGTGGCTGGCGATTTGCCCGACAACTGCGAAGACTGTATGGAAACTGCTTTACAAAAATATCAAGTTTGCAAGTTTAGTAAAGGCAAGAGCACACCTATCCAAGCTAGTCTTTTAGAGTTTCCTAACATTAAAAATTCGTCAATGACCATTTTTGAAGTTGAACTAGATTATCCAACAACCAGTGCAGTATTATCAGAACTGTTGGCCAACTGTACTGGCATTTCAAGAGATTGCATCCGTGTACGTACACCGTTAGAAGAAGCTAATGCTGCAATCGAACAAGAAAATGTAGTTGACGAAAAAACTGATAGAAAGGCTTTGCTTTCTCAGGACTACGGCAAAGAAAATAATCAAAGTCTAGTAGGTGACAAACAAGTGTTGTCATTGTTAAGAGACTTAACAAAGAGTAGAAAAAATACCCAGCCAACGCAATATAAAGGCGTTAACGATGTATTGCTGGCTAAAAAGTTACATCAAGAAAAAGCAACGGAGATGCCTAAAGCCGGACCAGCTCGCGGCCTGTTTGCATCTAAAGGAAAACAAAAATGAATTTTCAAGAACTTATTCAACGCATGACTGACATCGATCAGTCAGTTACAGAAGCCGACAAGGCTGATAAAGATTACGACGGTAGCGGCAAAGACGAATACTACGGTAGTCGAATGAAAGCTGCTTTTCCTAAAGACAAAGAAAAAGAAAAAGAAGTTGACGAAGCATTTATCGAAGGATGTGGTGCAGATATGCCTAGCAGCATGATGGGCATGAGCACACCTAAGCAAAGTGATTCGGTAACTATGAATCTCAGCATGAACGGCAGCGGCGCCGGCGGCATTGCAGATTTGATGGCTATTCTAAAAAACATTGACAGTAGTTCGGACGATATGGGCGATGCAGAGATCATTATCCCTATGGGTGGACAAGGCAGCGATGGCCCGGAACTCATTGGGGATGACTACGCTAATACACCTGATGAAATGTATATGCAACACGATATGGATCAAGGGGGCGATTTAAATAGACCTAAGAAAGCATATCCTAAAGCTGCTGGAGGAGACAATCCTATGGCTTTAGAAAATTTAAAAAACAGACTAGGCAATCTATACGAAGTTGTCAAAAGTCGTTAATAGGATATAATCCGCTCAAAGAGGCCCTGGTGGCCTCTTTTTTATTGTAAATAGCTATATGGCAAGTAAATCACTAGACGGCGTTTTAACCAAAAAAGCCCACACTAAAGAAACATTCACAGAACGACACATTGAAGAACTAGTAGCGTGTTCTTCTCACGATGACGGATATCATTATTTTTGTAGGAACTATTTTTACATACAGCATCCTGTTAAAGGTAAGATGCTATTCCAACCGTTTGAGTTTCAAACTAGGTTATTAGATGCGTATCACGGACATCGATTCAATGTTAACATGTTACCTCGACAGATGGGAAAGACCACCTGTGCCGCAGGATATCTACTGTGGTTTGCTATGTTCCATCCAGACCAAACTATTTTAATCTCAGCACACAAGTATACAGGCTCCCAAGAAATTATGCAGCGTATTCGATACGCTTACGAACTATGTCCTGATCACATACGCTCAGGTGTAGTAAACTATAACAAGGGCTCTATTGAGTTTGATAATGGATCACGTATTGTCTCTACAACTACTACTGGCAACACAGGTCGTGGTATGTCTATTTCCCTACTATACTGTGACGAGTTTGCATTTGTGCCTCCAAATATTGCCGATGAGTTTTGGACGTCAATCTCTCCTACACTAGCAACTGGTGGACGAGCAATCATTACTTCAACACCTAACAGTGACGAAGATACATTTGCTATTATTTGGAAAGAAGCAAATAAAAAGATTGATGAGTTTGGTAACGAACAAGAGATCGGACTTAACGGATTTTTTCCGTTTACCTGTGCATGGAGCGAACATCCAGACCGCGATGACAACTGGGCATCAACTGAGCGTGGCCGTATTGGTGAAGAACGTTTCCGTCGAGAATACAACTGCGAGTTCTTAGTCTATGATGAGACACTGATTAACAGTATTCACTTAGCCGGTATGGAAGGCAAGCCGCCTATACTAAACATGGGACAAACTCGATGGTATAAGAAACCTACGCCAGACAACCTGTACATTATTGCATTAGATCCTAGCTTAGGCACAGGCGGAAACTCGTCTGCTATCCAAGTGTTAGAACTGCCAACATTCCAACAAATTGCAGAATGGCAACATAATCTAACACCTATTCAAGGCCAGATTCGTGTGCTAAAAGACATTGTAAAATATCTTATAGATGAAATTGGTATTGACAACTCCGGAAATATCTATTGGAGTATTGAGAATAATACTGTTGGTGAAGCAGGCCTAGTCTGTATTAAAGACATTGGCGAAGAAAACTTTGGCGGATTATTCTTATCAGAGCCTGTACGTAAGGGGCATGTTCGTAAGTTCCGCAAGGGCTTTAACACTACGCACGGTGCAAAAATCTCCGCAGCAGCTCGATTAAAGTATCTAATCGAAAGTAATAAGATGAAGATTAATAGCAAACCACTAATATCCGAACTTAAAGCATTCATTGCATCCGGTGTAACTTTTAAAGCTAAATCGGGCGAACAGGACGACTTAGTAAGTGCTATGCTACTATGTGTTAGGATGAGTCAAGTGCTTGCAGACTGGGATGTTAGGGTGTTTGACAGCATAAGCACCGGCGATACAATGATGGGTGACGACGATTATGAAATGCCAATGCCTATCTTTATTTCGTCTAATTTAGGCTAAATATCAATATGAATAAAAACTTCAATCTAATCGCAAAAGAACTGTTTGGCAAGATTCGCACACAGTTTCCTAAAATCCAACTAGGTGATCAGGATAGCAAAGTTACTAGCAAGACTGAAGATGCTAGGTTTTTTGACTTTGACTATATGTACGAAGGTACATCACTAGGCAGAATAACTGTAAACTTGTCAGACGAAGACGGACTTGTTGTCATGTATTCTAATGACATTGTTGAAGGACAATCTGAGTTTGTTAAAAATAACTTCTTTGATTTTATTAAAGAACTTAGAGAGTTTGCTAAACAACGTTTCTTAAACTTTGACACACGAGACATTACTAAGAGCAACTTAGATCGCAGAGATTTTAACTTTTTATCGCAGAATACCGGAGAAGGCAATATGACCGAGAGTAAACTATTTGGTACTAGTAAGACTAGCTACCAACAGCTAGGTGATTCAAAAATCATCTTAAAACACAGCGCCCCTGTTAATCAAGCTAACCCAGCCGGCAGAACACAGCGCATTGAAAGTATCTATATTGAAAATGCACAAGGAGAACGTTTCCGTTATCCATTTAAGCATTTGAATGGTGCTCGTGCTCTAGCACAACACATTGGTCATGGCGGAAATCCGTATGACAGTATCGGACAACACGTTATTGGTCTAAGCGAAGAGTTAGCACAGTTACGTAAGTTTAAAGGTTATGTAGAACGCAATGACACCATTAGCGAAAATATGGGATCTATTCACAGCAAGGTGTTAGAACGTATTGATTCAGTTAAAAAAGAAATCTATAACCTACAGCACCCAAGCCGCTATGAATTATTTGCAGAATCATTTAAAGAGTCTTTAGCAAAAGAAATTCCTGAAGATGTTATGAATGATTGGGTTGATCGTTTGACTATCCGTAGTTTCAACGAAGAACTAAAAACTGTATTTCCTTATATCTTTAGACTAGTTGACGAAAGCGATATTCCAGTAAAAGAATTATCAATCGAAGATCTAGTTACCGAAGAAGACCTTGCTGATACAGATACCGGTTACGGAGAAGTTAAAGAGTTTGCACAATACGAAAACTTTTTAGATCAAATTATTGAACGTACTGATATTTTCAGTGACAAGGAAGACAGTCAAAGCGCAGCAGTTGACAAACTAAATCAACTAATAGCTGAGCCGTTTCCAGTTGGTCCAGACGGTACTAATGCCATTGAAAGTCTGTCAGGTATCATTGAAGACGACGAGCTAATGGACATCTTTAAAGAGCTAGCAGATGTAAGTCCTGACAGCGATGTAAGAGACATCTTAAAAGATTACATCCAAATGAAGGATGAAGAAGAAGGTACTGATGTACTGTCAAAGATTAACTTTACCGAAGAAGAACCAGGAATGGACGGTGCCCCAGAAACTCCAGAGGAGCCAGCACCAGCAGCAGAAGTTCCTCCAGCAGAGCCAGCAGCAGAAGTTCCTCCAGCAGAGCCAGCACCGGCAGCACCACCACAACCTGTAACTGCTGATATCTGGGGTGAAAGTTTTACTAACGCAGTTAACAAGGCTAAGAAAGCTGGAGCAACAGCAGAAACAGTTATTCGAATAGCAGGACAAGACATGTCTCTAGGCGAAGCTATTACCAAAGCTGGTATGAAGGTTGAAGATGTATTTGGCAACAAATCTGATGAACTTATTGAGTTTGTCAAGTCAATGTACAATAGAGAAGAAGGCAACTTTCCGAAAGGTGAAACCGGTGTACTGATTGCGTGTGAAAAGAAGTTTGGTGAAAGCTCGCTTTCTATTGCTAAAAAGGTAATCGGCAAGCTGCATCAAATCAGTGAAATGACTAGAATGAAAAAACTAGCTGGACTATCACGACAGTAATACTATATGGCTCTAAACTGCAAAGAGCCATTTTACAACATAGAAATTACTACTACCGGTGATGTACATCTATGTTGCCAAACTTGGCATCCTAAAGTCATTGGGAATCTTTTAGACAACAGTTTAGAAGAAATATGGCTTGGTAGGGAAGCTCGCAAAGTACGCGAGTCTATCATTGATCAATCATACACCTATTGTAATCTAGACATCTGTCCATCATGGATTACAAAAACTATACCTACAGATACACTAATCAATACAGATTATCCAGGATGGGTTTGGCCCGAGGGAAAGTCTATACAGTTTCCATTGCCTGAGCTAATAAAGTTTAGTTTTGATTCTAGCTGCAATCTACAATGTCCCTCTTGTCGCAGTACTAAGAAACAATATTCTCCAGCCGATTCTGCATACATTAAATCAGCTATCATCCTTGAAAAAATCAAATCTGCCTATTTGCCTAAGCCGTCTGATGCCAGGTTCAAGTTTACAGTTACCGGCAGTGGCGATGCAATTGGCAGTCATTTATATCGAAACTTTCTTATAAATCTAGACGGGTCGTTATTTCCAAATATGAGTATTAATTTGTTAACAAACGGAGTCATGCTCACTGAAAAGATTATCAATCAGATGAGCAAGATTCACGCTAACATACACACTATTGCTATCAGTGTAGATGCTGCTACAGAAACTACTTATAACACTGTGCGTAAAGGCGGAGACTTTGAGCAGTTAAAGCGCAACATCGAATACTTAAATCAGTGCCCTACGTTAGCTCATACAACACTCAAATATACATTTGTTGTGCAACAAGATAACTTTAGAGAAATGAAACCGTTTGCAGAATGGCTGTTACAATATCCTCGATCGCAAATTCGATTCACACGAATGGTACAGTTTGGCGCACAATCAAAAATACATTTTGAACAACAGAACTTATGGAACCCTAAACACCGGGACCATGCAGAGTTTTTTGAATACATCAATCAGGATTGGATAGATCATCCTCAAATAAACTGGTCAAACATACAACACAAGCCTACTGCCACTGCTTTAGTGTTTCGGCGAAATTTCTCTCAGATCTAACCACGATTTCTCTTGCAATGCTAAATAAAAGTGCGTATAATAACATATATGCACTTTTTGTTTTAGGATAGGCTTAAAACAAATACAGGCAAAACTAAAAACTTTATTAGGCTAACAATAGGAGAACATCATGGCAACATTAGCTGAAATTCGCGCAAAACTCAAGGAACAAGAAACCCGCAGTTCCGACGGTAATCAACGTTCAGGTGGAGATAATTCAATTTATCCATTCTGGAATCTCAAAGAAGGTCAAGAATCAGTAGTTAGATTCTTACCAGACGGTGATGCAGACAATACATTTTTCTGGATCGAACGTCAAATCATTAAACTACCATTTGCTGGCATCAAAGGCAGCACAGAATCAAAACAAGTTCAGGTTCAAGTACCTTGCATGGAAATGTACGGCGGCACTTGCCCAATCTTGGCAGAAGTTCGCGGCTGGTTTAAAGACCCAAATCTCGAAGATATGGGTCGTAAGTATTGGAAAAAGCGTAGTTACATTTTCCAAGGTTTTGTAACAGATGATGGTTTGAAAGAAGATGCGCCAGCTGATAATCCTATCCGTAGGTTCATTATCGGCCCGCAGATCTTCCAACTTATCCGCGGTGCGTTGCTTGATCCAGAAATGGATAACCTGCCAACTGACACTCTACACGGTGTAGATTT